ACAATTGATGACTTAAATTCTGTTGAGTATCGCTTAGCGTTCATAATATAAAAAAACTCCTATACTTGATTATCTCGGATTATGCCCTAGAAATAAAGCAGTCCGGATTTTCAGTATACGAGCAGAATTTATGTGCCGAGCAACCACATTTAACCGCTTTAGGAGATTATTAAAATGGAAGAGAAAAAACCTTGGGTATAAACAGCCTATTATTATAATGGCTATCATATTGATCGTTCTAGTCGGAATAATTGAAATCAGCATGAACATCTCATCTGGCGGCTCTAATAGAACTTCAACTGCCTTAAAATCAAGATATTCAAGTGATGAAACAGATTATAGTGATGATGAAAGTACTTCTTCTAGTGAAGAATCCGAAAGCAGTTCTTCTTCATCAAACAACTTCAGCACTGATATAAAAACATCGCTTGCCAACCTAAAAGCAGATATTTCTACGATGCCTAAAGATAATTATGACAATATTGAGAACTCGACACTTGAAAAAATGTATTTTGATCCTACTGGTGCTAATCCAAGTGCTTCGTCCCAGATAAGTGCTGCAATGAATTCTTTGAAAAACGTTCAAAAGTTAGCTGATGATGCTAAAGAATTGGCTAATAAACCAGATAGCGATTATACGCAAGATGACAAAAATAAATTAACTAATTATTCTACCGTGTTGAATGAATATTTACTTGCTTTTAAAGATTATGCAACTGTTACATATCAAGACAAATATACATCTGAAGACCCTAGTACTTCTCAATCAGACAAGCAACTCCTAATTGATGAAATGAACACTGCTAGATCTAATTGGACAGATAAGAAAAATCAATGGCTTAGTCAATATAACGAAATAATAAATCAACAGTAAACACCCATGCCCTATCGGGCGTACATAACCAGTCCACAAAGTTATGACTCTAAACTGCCCTATTATCATATCTGTACGCCTATTATACCTTCGTAAAAAGAAAGGATAATATCAGTATGATAAAAAAAGTTACTACTGGCAGATTTGCCGGAAAATATGTTGTAAGAACATCAACTCGTGACCAATTGGGAAAACGCCATTTTTCACCTAGAAAATATGTTGATTCTTATCAAGAGGCAAAGGAGATAGAAAGCGAAGACAGAATTGCGTTTGCAAGTGGCTATATAGCCGCCAACGGATCTATGGCATTGTGGCGATATTTTGAACAATGGTATCTATCAAACGTTGAACCATATCTTGAAACAAATAGTAAGAATAACTACAATACACTGATCAAACGATTGCGTATTGACCTACCCGGAAAACCACTCAAGTTTTTCGATGGTAACAAAACAGCTATTCAACTCTATTTTAATTCATTGGGGAAACGCTATGCTACTAGTACCGTCAATAAGTATCGCTCATTTCTTTCTAAGGCATTCTCTGATGCTGAATATGACGGTTTAATCAGAAAGACACCTATGCCATCAGAAAACCGTATAAAGACCACAGGTGTGGATAAAGGGCTATTTAAACCGGTCGCTAGTTTAAGCATGGACGATGCAAGTAAGTTGCGAAACTATTTCTATGAACACACTAATTTGATTCATCAGGAGTATTTAACCCTGCTGATCATGTTAGAGTGTGGGCTAAGACCTAGTGAAGCTAAAGCATTGCAGTTTGATGATTTAAATGTATCAAGGCACTTACTGCATGTTCACAATACGTATGTGGAACAAGATAACGCTATCAAGCCTTACACTAAAACTCGTTCCGAACGAAACGTGCCTGTCTCTCCACAATTAGAGGAGTTAATCATTTCATTTAGTGAAGACAAACAAAAAAGGCTCGCTACTTATAATATAAGCAACGAGCATAATTTAATGTTTAGAAATGATTGTCCGCCAACCTCTCGTGGTGATAGACTATTATCTTCTGGTGCTAATACCGGTAAAGTCTTGCGCAATGTTCTGTCTCAACTTGATATTCCTTTAAAAACTCATGACGGTTTGAGCATAACACCTAAAACTTTGAGGGCTACCCACGATACTATCCTGATTCAAAAAGGTATTTCATTGGATTATATCGCGAGAATATCTGGTCACACAATTGAAATCATTCATAAGCACTATCATGCGCTTTTAGATGAGGTTGCAAACGCTGAAGCCGATAAGGTCAAGGGTATATGGGATTAGGTTAAGAAAAGTTGAGTGTGGCTCCAATTTGGCTCCACGAGAGCTGTTCTCTCACGTTATTTTACGTTTAGTGAAATAAAAAAACGTTGATTTAACAACGTTTTTGTACATATAGTTACATGCGAACACGTGTTCGAAAGGAGCTAGCGGGACTACATTTCACTTAGTTATATCAACGTATACAGCGTTTTGTACCATTTTGTGTACCTAATCAATCAAACCATTTAAAATGTCACCAGTCGCATCACTTGCCCTTTTGGTCACGTCACTATATATATTTAACGTCATAGAAACGTCTGCATGTCCTAAATATGTTTGAACTTGTTTAATATTTGCACCCTGATCTATTGCTAATGTCGCCCATGTATGGCGTAACTTGTGCATGGATAAGCCAACTGCTACGCCATATTTATCGCTGACACTTCGTAACCACTTATTAGGTCTAATTGTCTGTAACGTATGTCCCTCATTTTGAAAAACGTAATCATCACTTTTATTATATCCTGTGGCTTCAAACCAATCAGCAAGCACAACCATCATCTTATTTTCGATTTTAAGTGTACGTCTGCTCGTTTGGCTCTTTGGTTCTTTAATGTAGGTACTGCCTGCTAGACCACGCCCTAGAGCTTGCACGATGTTAATATAACCACCATAAAAATCTACATGTTTCCACTGTAAAGCAAGTATTTCTTCTGTTCGCATACCAGTGAATACAGCCAATCTAAGCAAGGTATAAGCCTGTTGGTTCATATACTTGTACTGATTATCTAAAACGTCTACAAAGGCTTTAAATTCATCAACGTCCATGAACTGCTTGGGTTTGTTCACTTGCCTGCGTTCCTTTGGCATCTCAATCTTGGTAAATGGGTCAACTGGTATCATATCCATACGAACTGCTATATTAAGCAACCGCCTAAAATAACCAGCAACCTTGCGATACCTAAGCAATTTCCCTTGTAATGTGTTAATATAGCGTTGTAACTTAATAGGTGTTATATCAGTAACCAATGTATCACCCCATTCGGATATGATGTGCGTTTTAAAGACAATCATTGTTCGATTAAGGGTACTTTCTTCAACGGTATGCTGGTAAGTATCTAACCACATTCTGTACAACTCTTTAACGGTCATCACGCTGGGAGTTGTTTTTTTATTGTATCGACTTTCACCATTTGCAAACTTAACAAGTTCAGTATTAAACCATTGTTGCGCACTTTTTTTATTTTCAAAGCCACGTTTTTTCACTCTTACTTTTTCATCATTATAATTTAGATAACCGTTCACCTCCCAAACTTTGCCTTTTGGTGTGTCTATTTGTTGTATCTTCATTATTTACCTCATTACTTAATAGCGAGTGAGCTATGTACAAAAGGTCAAACAAAAAAGCATGATACATAAAGTACACACGCTTTTATTATTTCACACTATTCGACTGGTTGCACGTTTTTAATCGTAGTAATGTTTCACAGCTTCATCAATTTCATCACGATCATATCTGATACCATGTTCAGTTGGGTATGCTGTGACTTTTCCATTATTAACGTAATACTTCATGAACGTATTATCAGATGCACTGATATATTGATGTGCTTTACTACGGTTCAACCACTTTGGATATTGTTCTGCTTTTTCCATATTATTTTAATCTCCAATCTCAATTTTGTCATTTAATTTCAAAGTGATAATGTCATAAGCAATATAAATATTTTGCTCATCTGAACTAATATCAACAATGTCATAGGCTCTACCGTTTGGCATCTTAACAACTAATCCACGTTTAACAGACTTATTATGCCTAATTACTATTAAAATAGTATCTTGTAATTCAGTACCAAATATGCTGTATTGCTGTGTCATACTTCTGCTTTTTGGAGAAAACTTAGCTGAAAATTTTGGTATAAATGTATCTCTTTCAATACCGTCTTCACCCATTTGAGACCCAACTTCGCCAAAATAAACAATGTGGTTAAAATTACTAGGCTTCACATTCAACATTCTTATTCTCCTCCCACAATCTCACTTCTAAGGTTAGTCAACATGATACGAACACCAGTTGAATAGCCCTTACTCAACTCACGGTCATAATACATTGAAGTAGCCAATGTTTTAATCAAACGATTATATAACTCTGCATCAACTGCCAAAATATCATCATCAGTGATTTTCATTTGAATAGATGCCTTAATCATTGCAGTAGCACCGTCAATCAAGCTCGTAAGTGTTTTGAGTTCGTTTTCATCATCATCAATATTTAATTCATCTTGTAGCTCTTGTGGTGTAATTATCGCCATGTGCCACCTCCTGTGGTTAATTTAATATGTACGTACCCACTTCTGGGTACATGATGTTACTTACCTGCACTAGTAAATGTAATAAACTTACCGGCATTAGTGTCGGCTGCCTTAAAGTCCGCACGCAAAGCTACTGCAAGAATACGCTCAAAGTTTTCGTTGTGATCCCATTCAACCGCAACATCAGAACGCATAGCTTCCAATACAAACGCTTTAGGGTCTCCCACAAAGGCTTTGGCATCATTTGCGATACCCAATACATCATCAGCAACAATCAAAACGTTTGAGCCAAACAATGACTTGCCTGATGCACTAGCGATTGAGTCTTGCAATAAGTAGCGACCGTTAGTGTCTTTCAACAAATCAACGGCATTGTAGAAACTTTCAGTCACAATCCATTGGCGTTGATAGTTTGCCAAACCCTTGTTATATGCTGTCTTCAAGTCATCTGTTGTTTTTGCTGACACGGCTGTGGCTGTTTGCAAAATCTTTCCAATTTGATACTGCTCTGTTAATTCTTTAGCCTCTTGAACGTAGGTATTAAGCAATGTCTTGAGGTTGGGAGCGTCCTGCACCATTTCCATAGACAATGGCAACGCACCACGATAAGTAAGCGCCTTATAATCAACACTCTTCAAAACTGCCTTTGCAATTTCAGGGTTTGCAGCTCGTTCTTCGGCTGTTGTCAATCGTGCTGTGTTCTTTTGTAGAATTGGAAGTGATCCCATTCCTGATGTGACTGATACACGGTTGATAACGGCTGACAAATTACGAACATCAGTCGGCACTTTTTGAATATCCAAAATCTCTTTTGGAATTACAACGCCTGCTTCTGTGGTAGTGATAGCATTTGCTCGCTTTTCACCAGTCTTTAGGTAGTGCATGAAGTCTCGTACTTCTGTGGTCTCTTGTTCTTGGTTCAATTTAATTTCCATGTTTTCTCGTCCTTTCAAACTGCGTTCTTCTTGTAAATCTGGATCATCATCTCGTGTGTTGTCATCAGTTGAATCATCTGACAAACCTTGTGCCTTTTTAACGGCATCTAATTGGGCTTGCAAGTCATCAATTTGTTTCTGCAAATCATCAACACTGGCTACACCCTTTTGCACATCTGCTACATCTGAATCATCAGAATCTGCTAATGCACGAACTTCTACAATCTTGTTTGCCTTTTGCTTTTTTAAAGCATCTAGCTCTGTTTCTATTTCTGAAATTTTCATCATTTCCTCCTTATTCATATAACTTCAACACTGCCAACATCTTTTGCTTGTAGGCATCATTTTTGAGCGCTCTGGTTACTGCTACGGTTGTTTCCTGATAAGCGGGCATAGTAACTACTGACACCTCATATAACGCCCCTACACTGTTGATAGTTCGTTTTGGTGTGTCGTCTGTCTCTTTACCCCATTCATCTGAATCAACCGTGAAACCAAAGCTCATGCCCTTTAAATTACCTGCTCTGATGTTGGTGTACACGTCATTACCTAACGTTGTATTAGGAATATCTAAAATGAAATGCAAGCCTTTTTTATCAATATCAAGTTTTAAGGTATTTGCTGACGTTCTGCCTAATACATTCGCAAAATTATGATCGTATAACGCTACTACGTCACTAAAATCAACATCATCAAAAGCGTTGGGGTCAACACGTTCAATAAATCCACCTAGATTTTGACTTGGTTCATCAAAGACAACGGCATACCCACCTATCTGACCCACAAAGTCATCACTAGCGGTATCACGTACTTCTAACCCTTTAATATCAAAGGTTCGTGTCTCTCTATCGTTCATAAATTGATAACCCCCTTGTCAATTAAAATTTTTTGCGCCTGAGAGCCGTCTAGTATGCCCTTATCCACAAAATTCAATAGATCTTGCTTCAAAGTGGCGTTTGAATAATCCAAAATGCTATTTAAATCTAAAGAAATATCATCACTAAATTTTAGTTGAATTTCACTAATGAGCGGTTCAATATAGCGATTCAAACTGTTTAAATACATGTTTTGAATCATCTTCAAAGAACTTTGTTGATCTCCCTGACCATTCAAATAGCTATCTGGTACGCCAAATGCTTTGCTAATTTGTTGCCTTTGATATGTTGCACTATTTAAATATTTGGCTATATCCGCATTGATTGAGATACTTTGAAAGTCTGCACTCTGATCTAATACCAAAGTTCGTCCGGCATTACTTCCTGTGTTAGCTTTTTCAAACTCTCTACGGACGTTCTCTTTAGCTTCTGGACTAACGACCGCATCAGGTATTTTGATCAGTGAAGTCGGATTGATAGCACGTGCCAACGTAGCCATTGAAAGTCTGTCGGCTTGGGCTTGCTGTTGTACCTCATTCACAAGGCTTTCCAGTGGACTATGACCAACCAGCTCACCACCATTAACACCGTGTGCCATGATTTTAAAGTGAAGCACGCTTTTTGCTTTGTACGTGCCACCTTGATAATCGCCAAACGGTGTAATTTGATAACTCAAGACATCATTTGTTAAATCAAGCATGACGTTCTGATTTGGAATATATCGCAATTCTTTACCATCAATCACCACAAAAGCATTACCTGATAACAAAATTTCTAAAATGACTGTCTGCCAAAAGTTGTATCGACTTGTGAGATGACTGGGATTATTCAAAACATTCAAAGCATTCTTATTTGTTCCAATATAAATTGCTCCCGCAATGTCGGCACTTATTAAACTAACAACGCTGTATATATCGCTATTTCGCAATGCAGTATCAGCACTAATCAGCTCATTAGGGACAATATTTGTCCCACTGTCTGCAAAAATAAAAGGCATGTAATTACTAGGTGTAATCATCTGCCTTGTCTCAAATGGATTTTTAATACTCATTGATTAGCCCCCTTTGGTACTAAGATATAAGCCAAAACAAACAGCCCAATCCCGACCATCAGGAAGCCCAACGGTTTAAATATCATAAATGCACTGATTGTGATTGATATAATACCCAATACAATCAGGGCAAATGGTACATAAGTCATCATCTTTTTCATTGGCTCTCCTTTCTAAAATGTAAAATCGTTCATGAAGTAATCATTGACTTCATCTGTGTTCATACCAGCAAATGGGCTTTTGTTCGTCTCATCAGGCGCATTCGTAAATGACGTGAAGTAAAACATACCCTCAAATAAGGCGTTGACAATCGCATCAGCCACATCAATCTTTGCACTGTTGGTGTTCTTATCAATCTTGATACCATTGTTATCTTGTACAATAACCGCATTAGATAACGCACCAAACATGGCTTCATCATCAAGCATGGTTATTTGTGACTTGATAAACGCTATTTGTAAGAACTTTGTGGGTTCGTTTAATGACTTGATACCCTGACGAACTGGAATAATCAAATACTCATTTTTGACCTCATCTAGTCGCCTAATAAACGTCCCTGTTCCCCACTGGTCATACAAGATAGCCTTTACATTGAGATCATATTTTTCAATGAACGATAACATGAAGTTAAATACCTCATCTTCATCAATCAACCCAAATCTATCACGAGTAATTGTCGCAAAGCCCTTACTTTCAACGTCTCGATAATTGATACCGTCACGCTGTTCTTTTGCTTCAATCGTTCCCAACTTAGCCAATGGAATAAATGAGTGCTGGTACAAGTGATATTTTTGGTTGCCTGTATCGTCTGTGTAAGGGAATAAAAAGGCTATCGCTGTATCATCATTTGTCTGGCTATAATCAAACCCAATATAGACATCTCTGCCTTGCATATTGAACGCTGGAATAATTGCCTGTGTGAGCAAATCAACTGGTAGAAACGCATTCTCTTTGGCATTCTGCCATCTGTTCATGTTCTTAGTGAGAAAATCAGGCAAGCGACCTTGTGAGTTTAATTCATCTCGTTCAGCCGTCATTTTTGGTATTGCTGACTTGCGTTTACTCTCCAATTCAAACAATGGATTAGACTTCTGCCAAATGCTTGGATCTCCAAAGGCTTCATCATCATTGTCTTGCTCCCATGCTAGAAACAGAATATTATCAATCTCACACCACGTCTTTTGCGCCATATATGAGCTATACCGCTTATAGTCTGCAAACATTGGACTGCGCACATCTGTCCCACTGGTACTAATAAATATCGTTTGTGAATACGGTAGGAACGTTTGCCCTGATGTAATTGAGTTGATAAACGAACGGTCTTTGAATAAGTGGTACTCATCAACCACAGCATAACTAAAATGACCAATACCATCACTAGTCGTACTTGATGATGCGCTTAATTTACGCATGGTAGTAGACTGGCTTTTAATCCGCATCTCACGTTGGTTGTACTCGATACCCCACTGCTTAGCCATCTTAGAAAATGTACCACTCGCTAAGTTAGCCCATTGACTAGACATGTATTTAAACAAGGCATCAGCATGAGCTGTATCAGCACTAGCAACCGCTAACTGTCTGTTCGTTTTAGGTTGACCAAACAAGAAATTAAACAGGCTTATCAACGCCATCACGGCTGTTTTACCATTCGCACGCGCCATTGTTATAATCGCCCTGTCAAAGCGCTTACCGCCTGTTTCAGGCTCTTTCCAACCCTCTAGCAAACCAACGATAAACGCTTCATAAGGACTGATTTTAAACGGCTCACGTGTCTCTAAATCAACCAATAATGTACTAAACTTGATAATTTTATCCGTTCGTTCTGCATCATAAACGTAGTGAAATTCTGGATCACCTTTTATCCGTTGTAAATCTGATAAGTGGCGTTCACAGGCTAGTTTGATTTTCTCGCCTGCAATGATGTGACCAGTCAAGACACCAACGGCATATTTGATGATTGGTTCATCAATCCCATATTCATTGATAACATCTTGATAGGGTTCAATCATGTTGTACCACCAAACATATCAGCAATGGCATCAGCACTCAAACTGCCATCATCAGCACTAGCCAAATCAATCAGGGTTGCACGAGAACTTGGACTTAATCCTAATTCACCACCCAATGACTTAACCTTACCAGTGGCGTCATTTAAGACGGCTGTGGCTGGGTTCTTATAGTATCGACCACTATTTTCATAGATAGCCCCAACGTCCTTGATATTTTCATAGGCTTCACGCATAACGCTGTAATTGATACAAAAGGCTTCTAGCGTTGACTTATCAGCTACCGTGATATAACCCAATTTATTCAACGCTGGTACTAAGGTAGTCCATAATCGACTAGCTACACCAGTTAAATGCTTTGGTGATGTTTTTGGTAACTGGTTTAATTCTGCGTTGGCTTGCTTTAGCGCTTCGGTACGCTCTCTCTGATAGGAACGATCTGTATCATCAGTTGTTATTTTAGCTTTTCTAGGCATTCGCTACCTCCTAACTTTTTATTTTATGTACTGAAAGATTGCGTTAGTACAAATATGGTGGTATGCTGAAGCTATAAAGCATACCAATTCAGCGCCTCACAAGGGCGCTTTTTATTTGTCCTGCCTTAAAACGAAAAAATAACTGTTTTTTTCATCAAGGAAGGCTCCAACGCAATCGTTCAATGCCCGTTTAAAGTCACGGGGGACTAAAGATGAAATTTTTCCCACCCACCACAGAATAATAGTGAACGGCAAAACACTAAAGAAATGAAAATCTTCACGTACCCACCCGACCAACCATGTACGTAATATAAAAAGGACTGAACTCAATCAATCCTTTAATGCATTTATCCACCACTCACGGCTTAAATGTCTTAGTTTATTGTCTTCAATCTTATTTTCAATCGCTGTCTTATGATTGTGATGCGCTCGATTAAGTAACCATAGATTATCCATGTCATATTGTTCTGCTTTAGTATCAAGCAAACGTCTAGGCACAATATGGTCAACAATCAATTCACCTGTATCGTAACCAAGACCATCAATGGCATCAACATACATATCACGTTGCTTAATGTACTGACTAATCTTAGTCCATTGCTTCGTATGATAGAACTCATGTCCCAACTCTGGTCTGATCGTCTCGTCATATTTAATCCTATCGTGACGACCTCTCAAAGTTTTAGAGTTTAATTCCTTTTCAG